CTGGCCGTACCTGCAGTTCGACGCAGACACCTGCCACCTGTCCATTCTGGAGCTGTGGGCTTGGCAGCGCGACGTCACCCGCTTTCCCGCCGAACCTGAAAGCCTGTTCCGGTTGCGGGTCAAGTACGCCTTTATCAACTCCGTGGACGCCGGCAGCACTGCCGGTTTGAAACGCATCCTGGAGCGCCTCGGCGTGGGCTACGTCGAGATCCAGGAGCGCATGCCCGAACGCGACTGGGACGTCGTGCTGCTCACCCTGACCGATTCCCAACTGTCCGAGAACCCCGACTTGTTGCGCGTGCTGATCCGTCAGTACGGGCGCACCTGTCGCCGGTACGACTTCGTAACCATCACCCCGGTGCGACTTGCTGTTGCCCTGGTGGATTTCAATGACGATCAGCAAACGCTGGTCGCCAGCCTTTAGGAGCCCTCATGGCTGCAAGTATCACCCTCGCCGGCGAGAAACTGATCGCCCAGAAACAAGCGGACAACTTGCCGCTGACCGTCGCCCGATTTGTGCTGGCCAACGTGCCAGGCCTCAATGTGAGCGGCCCGGTCAATCGCGCCGGAGCGAAGCCGCCAGCGTCCCAGATCGTCTACACCGCAAACATCACCCAGCAGGGCTACGTGAACCCTAACCAGGTGGTGTACAGCCTGCTGATGGGCACCGATATCGGTGACTTTGACTGGAACTGGATCGGCCTGGAGACCAGCGACGACGTGCTGCTGTCGGTCGCCTACGTGCCGTTGCAACAGAAGCGCAAGAACGTCCTGCCTGACCAGATCGGCAACAACGTGACGCGCAACTTCCTGGTGGTGTTCGACGGTGCCCAGCAGCTGACCGGTATCAAGATCGATGCAAGCACCTGGCAGCACGACTTCACTGTACGCCTCAAAGGCATCGACGAACGCGAGCGGCTGAGCAATCGCGATGTGTTTGGCCGTGCCTGCTTCTTTGATAGCGGTTTGAAGCTGGAGAAAGTCGGTAGCACCTACCAGCTAAAGGCGGGGGTGGCTTATGTCGAAGGAATTCGCCTGGAGTCGACGGCCGTTCTGCCGGTCGTCGTGCCGTCGGTCCCCAACAAGGCCTGGCTGGATGTGTCTCTGCAGCGCGATCACAGCGAGGTGGTGGGTACGTTCCAAGTGGTGTTTGGCATGGGCAAGGTGGATTACAACGACGGTGCCGGCGCACGCCATTACTTGGTGCCGTTGGCCGACTTGCCCACCTCATCGTTGATTACCGATCTGCGCAGCGTCGAGCCGATCATCACTGAACTGATCAAACACCTGGCCGCCCGGGTTGGCGACTATCCCAATCTGCGCGCCCGCGCCACCACGAAAGATGACGTGAAGCTGGACCAGATTCCCAACGCGATCAGCAGTGATCCAACCAGCAACAGTGATCAAGTGTTGGCCACCACCAAAATGGTCGTAGCTGTACGCCAACTGCTCGAGGCCCTGGTCGACACCAAGCTCAACAAAAACGGTGGGAATGTCACGGGTACGATCAACACTACGCAGTCCATCGTGCTCAATAACGGTAGCAATGACTCGCCAGAGGTGCGCTGGGCGACGACGTTACGTACCGTCTTTGCTGATGTGTATGACCATACGTTCCGTATCTTTTCGACAGGCGTACCGGATCCGCTGAACCTGGATCTGGCCAACCAGCGTGCGTATCTGTTTGGCCGCGAGCCGTGGGACACCGGTAACTTCAATCCGGCCCTTAAAGCTGATCTGGCGGGGGCAGCATTTACCGGCCCGGTCAGAGTGCCTTCGCTACCGGCCACGACCAAGGACCAGCAGGCCGCGAACACTGCCTTTGTGCATTCNGCGGCCCTGGTGGACTCGTCGCCGGCGGCGCTCGACACCCTCAAGGAGTTGGCGACGGCCCTGGGCAACGATCCCAACTTTGCCACCAGCATGACCAATGCCCTAGCGGGGAAACTGTCGACCAGCGGCGGCACGGTGGCCGGCCGGNACTTGGCGTTTGGGGATCTGCGGGTCTGGTTCTCGATTCGGATTTGCACCCAGCCATTACCTTTCATGCCTCTTCGCGTCGTGTGGCGCGGATGCTGGGGCTCCAAACTGACAATGAGCTGTATCTGGGCGGATCTGACCCTAGCCAGCCACAGTACAAGCTGTACCACTCGGGCAACTTCAATCCTGCCGGCAAGGCCAACGTCGCCACCACCCTCGGTGGCTATGGCATTACCGACGCCTATACCGCCAGCCAGTCAGATGGGCGTTTTGTGCGGCTCGCGAGTGAAAACGGCTACACCGCATTCAGCGTCGGTCAGGTTCCTTCGCTGGCAGCGGCGGGTGCTCACACCCAAGGCCACGCCCCTCTGGCGATTGTGAACGGCAATAACCCGGCCGCTGCAGCAGTGATTACATTTCATCGGGGCGGGTCCTACGGCACGTTCTTTGGTCTGGACACGGACAACCAGTTTGCTTTCGGTGGCTGGTCAGCGGGTAACGCTCGGTACCGTTTTTGGACCGAAGCCAACCGGCCGAAAAACACTGCCTCGGTTGAGGTCAACGGCTGGCACAAAGACGCTGACACCGGTCGCATCGAGCAGTGGGGGCGAGTCACGCTGGTATCGCCGAATGCCGTCGGGGCAGTGGCGGAAGCGGGGATTTATTTTCCGATGTCGTTCCCGGCCGCGTTCCACTCTGTGACGTTCGGCATTGAGGCGGTCGGAGAGACCAGTGAAATTGCCGAGAACCTGGTGGGGTTTCATAGCCCTGGCTTGGGCTCCATGACCGTACGCGTTCAACGCGTTGCCGGCAGTAACCCAAGCAACACCCCCATCACCATCCACTACCGCGTAACGGGGAAATAAATGGAGTTCTTTTACGGTCGCCCGTCGGGCGGGTTTTACAGCAGCGCGAGCCACGGCCCCCGAACCATCACCATCGATGACCCAACCTTCGAACGACCGAAGATCCTGGTCCCGGATCCCGCATACATCGCGGGCGACCACAGCCAGGAGGAGTCCGTGCCGATGATCGAGATCGATGACCTCGGCGTCCCGGTGCCGCAGATTACCGTCGACAATCCGGAATGCCTGCTGCCCCCGGCGAGCGATCTGATCGAGATCAGCATGGAGCACTACCAATCCTTACTGGAGGCACAGAGCAACGGCATGCGTATCGACCTGGATGACAGTGGCCGACCTGCTGCTATTGCGCCGTTTAGTCCCGGCATCGAGACGCTGCGCGAGAATGATCGTTGCTGGCGGGACTATCAGCTCAAACAGACCGATGGGATGGTCAACCGTCACCGTGACGAGCTCGAAGCGGGGCAGGCAACGACGTTGTCGGTGGAACACTACATGGCGCTGCAGGCCTATCGTGGCGCGCTGCGTGATTGGCCGGAGCATTCGTCGTTCCCTTACATTTCAGCCCGTCCATCAGCCCCGACCTGGTTGGTGCTGCCATGAGTTGGACCAACATCAAGTTTCGCTGGCCGGCACAAGCCACTCAATGGATGGGCCAGATGGCCGGCGCTCGCAATCTCATCCAGGGCGAAATGCTCAGCACTGGGGAGCGAGTCTCCAAGTTAGCCGACATCGCGACCACCAGCCCGGGGCCGATCGGCGGCGNTTCGAGAATGTCCCGTCGTGTATCGTGGTGACGCCTTTTCAGCACGGTGTAGGGCAGGGCAGCGGTGGTCACCAGCGATTTCTATCCGCGCCCAACCTGCTGCAGCTGCTGGCCGACAAGTTGACTGACACCACCGACGCAGTCCGCCCGCAAGGCCAGCAGAGCGCCCTGGTACTGATATTCCTCGCCACGCGCCTGGACCAGCTCGCCGCGACCCTGGGGCGGTTCAACGTGGTGTTGCCTATGCCTGACCTGGTGCGCGCCGAGCGCCGTGCCGAACACCTGGCCAAGCTGGAAGTGGAAAAATGGATCATGCCGATCGCCGGGCAAATGCCGCTCTGGAGCCAATTGCCGCTGCAGCGGTGCCCGATCACCAAGCTGGCCAGCCAGTCCATGGCCGGACAGCTGGCTGTACTGGAGGGCTATGCCGCCGACAGCTCGCCCATGGCGGACCTTGCAGATCTGCAGGCGCGAAAGAAGGCGCAGGTACAAGAGCGCGAGCAGCAGCTGGCCGATCTGAAAGCCCAGTTCACTAACAGTGCCGAAAACGTATCGATACAGGCCAGGATGCTGGGGCCGGGTGACCTTGGCCAGCTGCGCCGCGAACTACTCGAGGGCGAAGCACCGGGCCATGAATGGCCGCTCTGTGCCGGTGTGCTGCTGGTGGGATCTGCAGAGAGCCTGAGCTTTGTCCAGGAGCTGGTGGGCCTATGACGCTGCTACTCAATGGCGAGCAGATCGTCGGCCACCGCATGAAGCTGACGGCCAACCTCAAGATTGAGGCCGACGAGCTGGGCGGCCAGACATCGGCAACCGACAAATCGCACAAGGGTTTTAAACCCAAGACGCTGACCGTTGCGCTGACAATCCCCTACAAGGCCCTCGAGGACTTGCGCACGATCATGCGCCTTGCCGAGGCGACTGCAGGCGGTGGCCAGCTCCAGACCTATCGCATCGTGAACGACACGGCCAAGGCCTTTGGCATCCGGCAGGTGACGTTCTCTGATGGGGTAAGCGCCCGTGAGGACGACACACTGGCCCAATGGATCGTCCAGTTCACCCTGAGCGAGAAGCTATCCAACCCGGAGAAGGTCGAGAACCGCCGTGCCGGCAACGGCGTAACGTCGCAGTCAGCACCAGGTGATGGTGTGGCGGGCAGTGGGTCCGGATCGGGCGCATCCGAAGAACTGACCGGCTTTGAGGCCGTGCTCAAGAAAGTGGACACCTACCTGGGCGGCACGCCATGAGCATGAAGCTGCACAAGGTGCTGTCGATCGGCGGCACGGTCATGCCGCTGGTCAACGACGATGTCCGCCTTGACCTCAAGAGTCCGGGCCGCGCTACGTTCACGATCAAGGCCGGCGTTACCGTCAAAGGTTTGGTCACTTTCGATATCGGCTACAACGAAGCGGTCCTGCAACGTCATTTCATTGGCTACGTCGAACGCTGCACCGCCACCAACGGGATCGAGCAGGTGGTGCTGTGTCGTGAGTTAGCCGCGGTGCTGGCCAACCCGTTGCCCATGAACCTGCGTCATGTGGATCTGCGCGCAGTGCTGGCCGATATCGGCGGCAAGACCGGCCTGCGTTTCCGGGTTCCGGATCAGGCCTACACACGCGTTAAGACGCCGTTTTTCTACAACCTGGCCGCTGGGTACCAGGCTCTGGACAGCGTGGCGCGGGTGTTCGGCATCAAGGATTTTATCTGGCAGCAACAGGGCGATGGCGAGATCTACGTCGGTGCCTGGGCTGACAGTTTCTTCGGCGCTCGGTCGCCGTTGCAGTTGCCGGTGAACCTTTTCGACGGTTACCAGGGCAGCCAGAGCGCAATGATCGCGGCCTTGCCAGGCCTGCGACCAGGCGTATCAATCAACCAAGGCGAGCGGATCACGAACGTGACGCTGGCCGGCACACAGATGGCTATCAAATGGACGACGCAATCAAGCGCAGCGTAGAGCGGCAATTCCCTGAACTCACTGGCGGCTATCACTTGCCGCGCTTCGCCAAGGTCGTAGCCGTGGCGGATGCGCCGGCCAGCGCTGGAGTGTGTGACGACTTCCGCCCGCGTTTCTCGGTCGACCTGCAGGTGATGGGGCCGGACGGCGAGATCGATACAGCATTGCCGGTACTGGCCGGCGTGCCGCTGCCCATGCCGGTGGGTGGTGATGAAATGGGATTCTTTGCCTTTCCGGAGGAGGGCACCAGCGTGGTGGTGTGCTTCGCTTATGGCCTACCGCACAAGCCCTATATTCAAACCATCCTGCCGCACGGCCTGACACTGCCAAAGGTCCCCAAGGGCGACCAGGTGTGGCAGCACAGTGACGCAGTGCAGCAGCGCGTCGACGCGGACGGGNAAGACTGACGGCAAGATCCAGGACCAGGCGATCGAGCGCGAGGTCGACGCCATGACGAACACCGAGAGCTTCCAGAGTCACACCAGGACAGTGGACGACCATTCGACTGAGTCAGTGGGTGGCGTGAAGAAGATCGTAAGCGCCTCATGAACCCCACATTCCAAGCTGGCAATTGAAGCTTGATGCTGTGCTCCCGATTCTTTTCAGGAGCCAGC